AGAATTCAGAGTCCTGGCTACACGCCCCCGATTCTCGTGCCCCATGGAAATTTCTCACAATTGATACATCAGAACCGCAACCGATGGCCCAATAACCACCCGTACAAACCTCTGCCAATATTAGGCACGTGTCATCAGATATAGGTGTTATTATTGGTGTCCTAGAACGGCCGGCAGATGGCGTTACTATTGTGAGAAATTTGTGTCGGCCGAGTTGCAACGGGAAGAGCGTGGCCTACGGCATATCACATGAGAATTCTCTGCGGTAGCGCGCTATGCGAGTAGCTCACCGTCCTGGTGTAACCAGGAGAAAGCAGAGTATCGATGTCGGACCGTGTCTGGCATTGAAGGGACCCCTGTGTGGGACCTGTCGATACAACCACCCTAGGCCTTGGAGGGGGCGTGGGTAGAAGGAGCGTGACCTATAATCAGGCAGCACCCCTTGCATTATGCTGATGTGAGTGGCAGTGCGTGCCGCGTAAATGTCCGTAGCCCTTAAGTCAGATAGTTTTACTGGCGAACTAGCAAGGCTCCGCAAGGACCTAGGCGTGTGCCGCGACTCAAGCGCACGCTGAACTCAAGAGTTCCGAAACAAAACACACAAAGGCGGAAGAAAACCACCAAGAAGAAAAATAACAAAGGGAAGAAGAGGAGCACCAAGAGCTCCACCAGGATGCAAATAACGAGAGCACCAATTGCGTATGGCAGGAAAGCGAAGTTTACCAACCCGAAAATGAGAGCGTTACCTAACGGCGACATGAGCATAACACACAAGGTGTTGCTCAAGCAGATTCTTACTGATGATGCCAATCCAATACAGACCTACTCCTGGGCGTTAAACCCAGGTTTGTCGATTTGGAAGTGGCTCTACCCCATCGCGGGACAGTTTGAGACATACACCGTCCCAAAGGCACGCGTCGAGTTCGTAACTTCAGCCACAACAGACCTAACTGGTCGCGTCTACATGTACTTCGACGGAGATTCGAAGGATTCAGGCGCGACGACAGTAGAACAAGTAGCGATGCAGTACAACATGCAATCCGGCAACTTGTGGGAAAAATCAACGCAGTACAACATACCACCACGGATCATGAAGAGATCTACCGGCCAAAAGCTGTTCATCCGCAAGGACGATCAGACACCGACTGGGGAAATCTCTGCTTATGATGCCGGTATGATCCACGTACTGATGAATCCCATCTACCTGTCACAGCCTGCCGTTAGCGGGCTGCCAGTGGGAGAAATCTGGGTACACTACACGTTCAATTTTCAGGTGCCAAACGAAAGCATCTCTGGACCCACGACTACAGGACGACGAATGCTGCAGATGCAGACAGCCGAAGACCAGTACTACATCGAGGCCCCACAATCAGTTGTTTCAGTAGATCCGTTCGCACTACAAACCGCGCCAGTTGTCAACACACTCACAAACACCCCGACCGTGTACGGTCCCACGGGTCTCCTCATCGAGGACTCAGGAGTGTATGGCATATCCACGGCGCAGGATTTAGGTACTGTGAACCCTACACCTGGAGCAACCACGAAGACAGATGTGGAGGCAAAGATAATGGTTAGCGATGACGACGGACTCACATGGGCTGCAGTTGAACAGACTGAAACAAACTCTGTTACTGTGGCAGCAGCGACGAACGAAGTCAATTGGGCAGAAGCGAACGCCAACTGGATCGTCAACTTAGTCAAAGGAGAGCGGATGAAGCTAGTCTCCGAGTTCTTCAACACTACAGGAACCAACATCGCCAAGAAGGGCCTAAGCATGGCCGTGGAGTACTTTACTGCGCTTGCGCCAGCACTCTTGCTGGCCACGCAGAAGGAGCGTAAGGAGATGAAGAGGATCAAGATGCCGTCTTTCACTCCCTCACGCTCAAGTATTCCAAGATCCTTGGAAGGTAAGGTGTCTGACGCCTCCCCCGCGCCCGAAGCGCAGGAGGCTCAGATCGATGAGTCTTCAGGTAAGGCTTATGTGATGGTCCCAGTCAAGGGAGACCCACACCTACACCGCAGGGAATACCTGAAGTGACACCCAGTGGAAACATACTGGATGAAAAATCGGCACTACTTCATGTGAATAGTGTCGTGTTAGTTTAGAAAATAGGAATAGAAATTAGAATAGACCTACACGAGAACAGGAATAGCAATTAGAATAGACCAGACTCAAGTACAGGAATAGCAATTAGAATAGACCTACATGAGAACAGGAATAGCAATTAGAATAGACCAGACTCGAGAATAGGAATAGAAATTAGAATAGAACAACACACAGTGGTGTAGTCGCATGACACCCAGTAAAGAGACCGCCACCGCTTTCACCCAAAGAGTGGCACCCGGGGTGTGACCTCACACTATACCATCTAGCAATCACAGTATTCCGGCCGCAGACCGTTATAGACATTCGTCGCGAGAGCCGCCCGCATGCTGTGCGCATCACGCACGCTAGTAATGTAGTACATCACACCCCACCCCGGTAGCTCCGAGAGCTAGGGGGGCACTTCACCTCCCCAACCCCCGATCACTCTTTATTCCGAAGAGTGGGCTTATTATCGTAAGTCAACATCGAAACCGAAAAACGTAGTCGTTTCCACCACCTGAACCCGTACAGACGGTCGCATTTTAGAGGGAAGTCTTAACCCACAAATCTTTAGCAGTCGCCCGGGCAATCACCACACAATTATTATGACCACCATCTCCAGCGAGACTCATGACCTTGCAGGAACGGTCGGGATGACAAACATCACCCGACCTAGTTTCACCGTTAAATCACCAGATATCAAGAAGACCAAAACTACCAAGTTAGAGAAGTGGACCGAAGTCAGATACAAACGCCGTCGCCGAAAGACAGCGGGTAAGCCGAAAAAGAAAGTAGGCAAACCAAAGTATACTGAGTACCGCATAGGCCCAGCTCAAAAGAAGCCCCCAATTTATCATCATGACAAGTTGGGGCTCAGATCCACATGTGATCTGAAGCGCAACGACGCGCGGGACGAAACCCGCCGTCTGCTCGAGAAATCGAAGACTCGAGCAGAGAAGCATAAACGAAGTCGCAGTAGACACAAGAAGACTACTGGCGCGCGTGGGAGCAAAGGAAAACTGCCCACGGAGTTACGGGCTCTGCCAGCCTTTGACTCGACCCTTGGTTACCCAGGAGAGGGACACCCCGACGGGGCCGTCCACGTACATGAGCACAAACGCGATTGTCCAAAAGCAGAGCATTGTAAGAAGCCAACTCACAGTCACCGCGGTGGTGGATCCGCAAAGAGTGGGGCTGGAAAACGACATATGGACAAGTGCATCAAAGACCAAGAGGCAAGAGCAAAGGCCAAACAAAAAGACTCAGGGAAGAGCAAGAACAGGTGGAAGGAGTGCGACGCTGGATTGAAATGCGACCGACTCTGTTGTCACGTGCACCAAGCAAAGGACAAGACACCTCGAGCGAAGAAGGAGACCCCATCGACGGCCATCGAGAGGGACATGAAAGAGCAGGATCAAGGAGCCAAAGACGCCGCCAAGGCTGTCAAGGCTGACAAAACTGAGCAATGGAAAACTGTGAAGAAGCAAAAGATAAGACATGTTTCGAACCCCAGTGCTACGCCCATGAAGGGGCATAAATCCAAAGCCAGCACCTTACCTGCTTCCGTAGCACCTTTTTGCTCCAAACCCACTGTTGAAACCAAGGAGGTATCACCTGCGGCAGCTGTGCAACCTGTTAACACCAGGGATCTGCCCGTGAACAAACCATACTTCAGCACCAACCGGTACTCGGTGCTGCCAACAGTCGGCGAAGAGGACGACTCACCAACAAAGACGCCTTTCGGAGGCGCTGGGCAACAAAATCCACTGCCCGCAACCGATGCGACCCCACCCACTACTCCGATCACACCTGACGCAGCAGCACCTACAAAACCAAACAAAAACAAAAACAAAAATGAAACAAAGGAGCATGCAGCAAAACCAGAGACGAAGAAGAGTACGCCAGAGCCTACAGCGCCAGCGGAGGAGGAAGAATGGGAGAGTCCCCCATTAGAACACAAGACTACGCCATCTACAATCTACCAAGCCAAGGAAGAAGAATTTGCACAGGCTCAAGCCCTCTTGTCCCAACGGGACACGCATGCGGCACGAGACTTTGCGAGGTCACAGATGCCCGTCAAGATGGTCCACCTCAAGTACAGAGAGGAGGAGTTTGAACCACTTGAACCGGAGTACGCAGGGAAGACAGTCAGCGGACCACGCAGGCTATCCGAACTAGACGCGCGCACACATGAGGCCCGGCACACCCCAGACGACCCCTGCAAGGAGGAAGTCGGAATACCCGAGGAGCCTTTGGGAGTTTTACTTGAACCGGACCCCGGTGAGCCAGAGCGGCTTGCCGTTGCGAAAGGTTTACTACTGAAAAGCCCCGGGGGAGACTCCGAGAACCGCGCACCAAACCACACCCACCTCACTCCAACAGACGTGAACCACATCATCAACTTTCTCTCCAGAGATAGTGTCATCCTTGAGAAGAAGGTCTTTTCTCAAACCAACAGCGATTTGACACCGGAGGATTTGTACTCAAGAATTAAGAATGTCTTGACGAACGTGGCTGGCAAAGTCTTTTACAGAGGAACACATGTTGCCGTTCGAGCCAACAGCCATACAGCAGAAGTAGCTGATGAGTTGCAAGAGTTTGAACCATCAATGTTCAAGAGGGTCACCATCAACACAGGTGGCAGGTGGAGGTTTGACCCACAGTTGCGTCTAACGCAGCGACAGAAGAAGGTAGTGATGTCAGTTATTCATTCAATGAAGTATGACACGGTGCAGAAAAGATTGGTCCACATGAAGTGTTACAACGAGGTTCGAGTAGAATGCCGTTACACCGGGATGACCGTCTTTGATGCGTCAGGGGTATACCGCCCCGACTCGTACGCTTTGTGTGCACAGCTTGTTTCCGATTGGATCAGGCTCGACCCTAAGTACGGACCATTTCTGGGATATGTTGAGACGCTTCGACAATCCACCATACACTTTCTGCACAATCAGATGGTGTTTAACAAATTCACTGCACGAATCGCACAACCAAGATCATCGGCCTCCGTACAGCCGGTTTTTCTTACAACGGGACCTCACAGGAACACACTGAGAGGCGGGTCCCGTTCCGCATCGGGACGCATGCTTCGTCCGCCTCTCTCCCATACGTCAACAACAACCGCTATCGCACGAGCTCGCCGCACGTCGTAGATGGGTTGATAACCCTTCCCCGGAGGAAGGGAGCCAAAGATGGTCACTACCGCACCATCGGAGGGCCTAGCGTGGCACACAACGGAGTGATCCCGTCTTGCACAGACGGAAACATCACATTGTGTCACACTAGGATGACGAATGAGAAGGAGCCAGGTACAGGAGGAGAGGAAGAATTGCAGGAGAATCAGAGTCAATTCATACGTCAAAACCAGGCACTCATGCTTGGCTTTAAGCGACACTTATCGTTCAATATAGATGAGTTTCTCAACGTTTGGGAGGAGGCAGATCGACATCACGACAGGCCACACCCAAAGAGAGAGCTCCGTATTCGAGCATGGATAGACGCTAAAGCTAGTGGAGCCTGTCACCATGATGTGTGGTTGCACAAGATTAACTACAATATGAAGAAGGCTGAATGGTTGCAGCCAGGCAAGATACCCCGTGGAGTCGCAGACTTAGGAACCCTCGCATCGTTAGCAGGATTCTACTCCATGGAGCTACTGAAGGCCGCGATGGCCGGAGTCGTGAGAGTGTCCAAAATTCTCACGGTCAACTTCGTCATCAAGGCCGATGTTAATATCATTGCCAAAGCTTTTGCCGATATTATCACCCCACCCACTCCGATTTACGCGGCCGTCTTTTCTGACGACTGCGTGATAACGATATACGGGAAGCGGTATAATTTAGACATTAGTAAATGCGACTCTTCACAGAGGGCGGTATTCGGTTTCTTTGGAGGTATGGTCCCCGATGGGTACCACGCGGCCACGCGAACATTGATCAAACAATGCGAGCACGGCCATCGTGTGTACTCAGCGACCACTCCCAAGATAAAGATTAAATTCAAACCGACGGGCGTCTCTGGTAAGCCAACCGAGTATTCAGGTTTTGCGGGCACCACCCCGATCAACAAAGCCGGGTTTCTCTTAATTTTAGCTGCTATAGAACAATTGCTACCCACCAACGTGGCGGAGATACACCGTGCTGCAAGGCACGCAGGATATCTGCTCAAAGTGGATCATTGCAAGAAGTTTTGCCAGTTACAATTTCTGAAACACTCACCTGTTTATGACACTGAAGGTGTCCTTAGAGCAGTACTCAACCCAGGAGTTCTGTTACGCGCCAGCGGAGACGCAAAAGGAGATGTTCCCGGACACGGTTTGCTCGAAACTCGATTCAGAGAGTTTCAGTACGCACTCGTCTACGGAATGTACCCCCACGCTCATTTCACGCTACGCGACCGTATGCTTGCATCAACGCGAGTAAAAGCGGCAAGGGCTACTATCCAGCAGAGACTGGATCGACGTCTGACCTACACAACATCAGGGGTTACTGACACATACACAGTCACAGATGCAAATCTCTACGAGAGGTACAATCTTACAACATTCCAAATCAATCAACTAAACAACGTGATGGGGTTTGCCGAATACGAAGATCATCTCAACTACGAGGTTCTGTCCATCATCCTCAAGGAGGATTACGGCTTAGTGTGCACAGACAGACCAACAGACATCGATTTCACACATCACTGGAATCCAGACTATACATAAGAGAGCTTCTGCGAAGCTACTCAACCAACGCACGTGAACCACACGTGCTTTGAGGCCGGGACTGCCTGATATGTCCCCAGCTGGTTACTGAACTTAGTACCAACCCAAC